TGTTTTTTATCAATATCCAAACGGTCAACATTTAAAAAAGTATCCCATTTTGCAGCCTTTAGTTCTCTTAAATATTCATTACGCGCATTTACATTTTGAACCCAATAACTTAAAAGAAATTCTGAGACTTGCTTATAATGCCCTGCGAGCCGTTTATCATGAATATCGAGTTGTACAGGTTTAGACCAATCTTGAGCCTGTTCATAAAGTTCACTCATTTTTTCATTCATTTTCAGAGCATTTCGGAAAACACGCGCCTTCACGAAATCATTTGTAAATGTTTTTTCTTGTCCATCAATTCGTAATTTGATTTGCATATTTCATCCATCCTTTTCGTTAGTCACTTTAATTTAGTTGAAAGAAAAGAAGCCCTATAAAAGGACTTCTGTTTAAGGTGTTGGTACTGTTGGTTCGGTAGGGTTTGTTACAGTAGAGAAGAACGTTTCAGGAGTAGCTGTTACACCGGAATCACGCGTATCTACTGTATGTTTGATGCCATCAATTAAAGGTAAAGCTTCACCAGCGAACGGATATACTTTGTAGTTTGTTTCACCTTTTTTACGAGTAGCGTTGGATTCCTCACCTGGTTTTAATTTTGCTTTGAAGAACCACACAAGTTTAGATCCTGATTCAAAGCCAAGTGCAATTGCGTTGGGTGAATCGTTCGAATTGGTGATTATACCACCTTCTGCAGATTTCTTGTGACCATACCAATCAACTAAAACCTCTGTTGGTAAATCAGCAGTCTCGCCTGCAATTGTAATGGAATCCATTTGTGCCTCTTGATCCACCACACGGTCCCCAGCATCTAAAGAAGCTTCTGAGAAATTAGGAGTAAGAGTTAAAGAGATTGGCATTGTTAATGTTTTAACATCGCCCCATGTTTCCGTTTGTTCATCTGTCATTAATGAATAATGGATACGTTTCAAACTAATTTTTTGTGGTTTTTCATTTATCATTGTAGCTGCCATTTTCATGACCTCCTAATATTTAATAGTCATCAAAAAAGACGAATCGCAACACTTTGTTAAAGTGGGAATCGCCTTCTTGTTTTGGTGCATCATATTCAAATGTTCGTTCATAGCCCGCCGACTCCATCAAACGCTTGATGTCTTCCACAAGTTGATAGTAATTGGGTTTTGACCAAACGTTGACTTGGATAAGTCGTTCTGTCTCGTATTCCTGATCAGACGCTTCTAGTGCTGGCTTTGCGTTGATTTCTAAAAAGGTAATATATTGATCAGGAATTTCTGCACCTGTAGGAACAGTGTTAAATAATTTGGGCAAGTTTAAAGATGCAAGCGTCTCTGGAATATGTTTAACAATATCAATCATAGATTTTTCGCTTTCTTTATCTCATCAGCAATAGCGTTTAATGCACCTGGTTTACTAAATTCAAATCCTCGTGTAAAGAATGGATTCGGTGCAATTGGTCCCCATGTTACTTTCTGGCGTTTACCCTTTTTCGTAACATATTTACTTCCAGCACTTCGCCCACCTTCTATGATATGGCCATGATACGCCTTACCAGTGTGTACTTTTGCTTCACCGTTTTTTGCCCGTTTTATTTTAATGTTACTTTTCAATTTATTTTTCTTATTTTTTGATTTCCCAACAGGCACTTCTTTTTCAACAGCTTCTTTGACTACTTTTGCCCCTGCATTTAATGCTTTGTTTTCCTCTTCCTCTTCTAATGGCAAATTCATTAGATTTTGCATTAAAGCGTCCATACCCTGTATTTCAAAATTCATCTAAACCACCTCTTTTAAAAAGATTGTGAGCCACTGATTGTCTCCATTATCATTAACTGGTGGCGAATCCATTTCGTATATTTTGCCAGCTACTTCAACCCGCATATGTTCTGTAATATCCTTCCGGTACCGTATACAATAACACCTTTCCCTTGCCCTTGTGGAGCATCAGGACTAAATAATCTTTAACCTTTTGCAGTCTTCAATTCCGCCCATACCGTTACGTGTTTAGTCCATTCTTCACTTGGCCATCCATTAGTTATCGTACCTGGTGGACTTAAGAAAGTAGCGCGCTTGTTCATACGACCTGCGTTATTGTTGTTGCGATAGTTCATCAGGATCCACCCACTTTATCTGTAATATCATCGACTGTAAGCCATATGGAATGGGCTGCTGAGCTGTTTTAATTGTGGAAGGCGTAATAGCTATACGATTCTCATAAAAATGTGTAGCGAGCGTCATAATAGCTAAACGATGTAAGGCAAATACGTCTTTGCCCTCCACAATTAAATAATAATTGTCTGGCTGTTTAACCCCTGCATTCTCCAAATATAAAATGGATGATTGCAGAATAGTAGAAAGGGAACGATCCTCATCATTCCCATCAATCCGCAAATATTCTTTTAGCTCATCGAGTAATTGCATTAAGCATCACTCTTTTCATCTGTGGAAGGCTGTTTTGAAGCTTGCTTTGTAGTAGCTTTTTTAGGCTCTTCTATGGCTTTTAGGAATGCTGCCCCATATTCTTCATGGACTTCCGTTAAAGTCTCTGCACGTGCTTTAACAAGCTTTTTACCATTGGCAGGATAGTTGTCCCCTACCTCATAAATATGGCCGTCATGATTTTTTTCTTTGAAACGATTAATTACTTTATACACTTAATTCACCTTCTTTCAATAAATTAAAAATCCCTATTCCATCAGTCAGGAGTAGGGACTACATCAGCAATACGGAATGCCGATTTTAATTTAATTTTGTGATCGAACCATGCTGTTACTACAAACTGTTCAATACCTGTTTTAATATCTTTATCACGCTCGAATAATTCACCAATATCATAGTTGAAGTGAGAATAAGAGAAATCCCCAACAATCGGCTTTGTCGCGCCATCGGCAAAGATGACTGGCTTACCTAATACTTGTTCTGGTTGAGCAGTGTATAAAGTTGCATTACCATTCGCAAGAGTCTCGATAATGTCAGAGTAATCCGCAAATGTCATAAAGATTTTTGCATTTTCACGGTAATCTTCATGTAAATCTGCAATCGCTGCTTTAATTGCTTTGTATTTATCAGCGCCAGTCACTACCTTGATTCCATTTTGAGTTGAATAGAAACTCATGTGTTCTTCTCCAGCTTTTGGAGTAGTTGCAAATGCAACCTTCTTCTCTTTTGCAGCAACCCCAGATTTAAGAGCATTCTCTACATGTTGCACTAGGTTAGTGTCAGTACCGTTTAAAACAGTTTCAGATACACCTGCAAACACTTTGAACTTGTTACGACCAAATGATACTGTATCACCTGTTAATTCAAGCTTATGCGGTTTCTTTATCTGCAATAAAGTCATCATCATCAAGTGTATAGCTTAATTTAGGTAGTTCTAAGTTTGGAATATTTGTTACTGCCGAATGTCCACGTAATGGATTTTTCGCTAATGGCTCCATGATAATATCATTTGAAACAGTTTTAGGTAAGAATTTGCCGCCACCTGTAGACGAATCATCACCAAGTGCTGCGCGAATGTCTGTATCAATTGGCTTACCACGCATTGTAGAACGAATTAAAGAAGCTTTAGCAGTTTCTACTTTTTGTTTTGGATCATCAATACCAGCCAATCCTGCACGTTGTTGAGCAAACTTAGCTTTGGTTTCAGCTTCAACTTTATCGTATTGAGCTGCAACAACTTCAAAGCGTTTTTGAGCATTTTGAACTTCTTTTTCTTTAGCTTCTAATTCTTCATTCGTTGCCCCATTCGAAGCCAAAGCAACCATTTCAGCTTCTAATTTCGCGTAGTATTGTCCTAAACTAACCTTTGACATACGAAGTTCTTCCAGTGTTTTATTTCCGAATTCTTGAAGATTTAAATTTAGCAATTGTGCATTTAACCCAGCGAATTTATTTTTTGTCATTTTAACATTCCTCCAATAAGTGTATTGATATACTCAATATTTCTTTGTGAATTAGCAATGATTTTTTGTCGTTTTTCCTTTTCATCATCACTCATTTGTTTTGGTTCTATTGGTACTTTTTGTTGCGGTTGTAGAAGTTGTTGAGGGACATTTTTGTATTGTTTAATTAACTTTTCTTCAATACATGCAGCTGCCTCATTGAAATTATCTATCGCATCGCAAAGCCCATAATTAAAAGCCTCTTCAGCAGATAGCCATGTTTCAGCATCTAAAAGAGACTTTAAAGTTTCTGTATTTAGTTTATCTCCTGCTTTATCTATATAAGATTGGATAACTGACTCATTAATACGTTCGATGTCATCGGCTGCTTTACGAAGTTGCTCTGCATTACCACTCGCCCAAGTCCAAGCATTATGAATCATCAATAGGCTATTCGATGCCATTCTTATTTCGTCAGCAAACATAGCAATTACAGATGCAATCGAAGCTGCTAAAGCATCAACGTGAGCAATTACTTTTGCTTTATGACGTTTTAACATGGTACCAATCGCTAATCCTTCAAAGACACTTCCTCCTGGGCTATTAATGTATAAGTTAATTGTTTGTACATCATCCCCCAATGAATCTAGTTCATTTTTGAAAGTGATTGATGAAACCTCGCCTAGTTCTTCCCAAGCCCATTTAGTAATTTCACCATAAATAAAAATATCCGCGGAGTTACCATCTGCAGATAGTTTCATATTAAAGAATTTTTCCTTCTGTTTTTTATTCACTTTTCCCACCTCCTTCCACAGTTGATGCAGCAGCAGTGGACTTCCTCAATGTCGGATCCATATCGATAGGATAAAGATCACCAGAAATCCATAGCTTGTTTGCGTATTCTGAATCATCTGGTGGCAAATCTTCAAAACCTCTTACTTCATTTTGTTTAAACCAGCCATTCCGAATGCCCATTTGATAAAACGATGCACGAGTAGCAGTATCACCTCTAAGAAGTCCACCTAAATTGAATTTAAAATACATACCTGCTTGTCTATCTGCTTTGGTTAACAATTTTCGGTTAAACTCATGTTCATACTGGCGAACGGTTGGCAATAGATTCATATTTGTAAAT